CCGTCTTACGACTGAGTTTAGGAAGATTCAAATTGACATGATTAAACATTGAGTATTTAAATATTTAGAGCAAGTTTAGTAGCGATGTATTTTTTGACTAAACCAGACCTGACAATATCGTTTACTGTAAACTCAGTGATTCCAAACTCATCTTCCATGTTACGGATGATTTTAATAAAGTCAAGAATACCGTTTCTTTCGTAAGTTTTAGTCAAGTCAGATTGTGATGCGTCACCACATAACATAATTTTGGTGTTTTCACCAACACGAGTGATTATACTATCAAGTTCGTGAAAATTCAAGTTTTGGCATTCATCAATAATCAAAATTGCATTATCAAATGTTGTACCACGAATAAAACTAGTAGACCAGAATGAAATAGTTGATTGTGCTTTAAGATTACCATACAACATTTCAAAATCTGCATCTGATGGCATTTCAAACATATACTTTACCATATTCTTATAAGGAATCTGATAAAGAGCAGATTTATCTTCATGATCTCCTGGTAGAAAACCAATCTCACGAGTGGAAACTAAAGAACGAACAATATAAATTTTTTCATATGGTGTTCTTTCATTTAAAACTTCTTTCAGTGCATTATACAGGACAATAAAGGTTTTTCCTGTACCTGCTGCACCATATGCAAAGATATTTTTACCTTTTTTATAGTCATCAAAGAGTTTTTCTTGATTTTCTGTAAGAGGTTTCACATCAAGTAAGAAATCAGAATTAATTGGTTTCTTACGCTTCATCTGTTTAGCCGTCATTCCTACTCCAATTGGAGAATCTTTTTTTCTGGGCATGTGTTTAAGAAATTTTCTTTACTTTAGATCCTGGTGATTTTGATGCTCTTTCTAGAACTTCATTCCATCCTGGTTTAGAACGGATTAGTTTGTTTTGCCAATCTCCAACTTCTCCAGGTTGAGGACAAGTTGAGGGATCAGACCAGTCGCGTTTCCAGTCTGGGTTGTCTTCACACCACTGTGACCACTTAGTGACGCTCATTACGACTTCTTTTTGTTCTCCAGTTTCTTTATGAATAACGGGATACGTTGCCATACTTTTCCTTAGGTAAAAATATTTATCACCACTCTAGGGCGGTTGCAATATCAGGGAATTGTTCCTTGAATATTACTCTGACTTCTTCTGCAATCTCCATGTGCTCTTTTTGAGTTCCATGTGCAGAGCGAAGATCAATATAATGAATCCACGATCTAACAGAACCTTTCATATAGAGTCTAGTTGGAGTTGCCAATGGTAATACAAAACGGGCACTCTCTTTTGCGACACCTAATTCAAGCATCTGTTCATATAGTGACTCAGCAGAAGAAAACAAAGTTTTCATTTGTACTTCTAGTTTCTGTTTTGTAAATTCATCAAGATCATCAGTAGAGTTCTGACGATTCTTGGTATCCTGTCTACGAAGTTGTGGAGTTTTGATTTCTCCCAAATTACTCGTATCAGCATATCTTTGTGAAAACTCTTGATATGTAAATGAACGGTGACGTAGCACCTGAGCAGCAAGACCACGAGTGGTATTGATTTCCACAGTCATATCTGCCTGTTCAAAGATACTCCAGTGTTTGTGATTAATACAATACTTCAAAAGACCTGCAGAAGTATCAAACTTAGTTTGATTGCTTGGGTTACTTACACGAGCACAGTAGGTAATAACTTCTTGGGCATCTTTACCCTCAAGTTCACCTGCTCCTTTAGAAACAGAGATTAGTTTAACATTACTCATCCGAATCCTTTACCTCTAGTTGCGTTTTTTTGTCGTTCTTCTGCTTCTCGCAGTTGTTCCTTGAGATACTCCATTTCTTCAATATTATAATTGAAAGGTTGTTTGAGTGCCTCTTTGATGTTTTTGATTAACCACTTGTTTTCATCCATATTGATCTTAGGAGTAATCATCAGTCTGGGTAACCATCATCGTCACCTAAAACTTCATCATAACTTGCGTAAGTATCTTTAGGTGGGGTGTTAGAAACGTATGCATCAGTATCTGAATAAACTTCAGATTCTAATTCATCAACTACCTCTTTAAGTGCCATGAGAAGAACTTTTAGTTTTCCTTTATTCATGTTTATTGCCTTTCGACTAATTATACTATAAAAAAAGAGGGGTGTAAACCCCCTCTGTTTTATTTTCCGTATAGGAACTTGACTTCAGCAGTTATGATTGTGAGAAAGATAGCAGATGCTATGCATATCTCTAGAGTTTCAATCACTTAAGACTTGTAAGTTCTTTTTCTTGTCTTACACCACGGTAAGATAGATCGACCTTGTTAGTCTGCTTTGCCTTGTCCCTGTTTGTATCATATTTGATACCACGGTATGTGACTTGTGCCATTTGGTTTCTCCTAAAGTAGTTGGACTTTTACATCCGTTCCTTCAGTCGGCTTTTGCGTCCCTTTCGGGATGAACGTACCCGTTCCGAGTCGGCTTACTTGCGTCCAATGCTCCATGGTCTGCAATTTTGTTCTGGTACCTTGGTATAGAAGTAATCAATAAGATACTCCTTAGCATCAGGTGTGTGGTTCTTATCACTAAGAATCTCAACCCTTGCTTGGTTCCATTCATCACATGACATTTCCCAATGGGTAGCATCATGTTCAGCAAATAGAAATACCAGTAGTGCTAGACTATGCATTTGGATGAACGTAAAGGTATGTTAGCATACCCACACTATATAGTCAACTAACTTTGTAAATTGTGATACAGTTTAGGTTCGTGTTTCCGTAATAGTTTAGCATATTCCACTTCTTGGGTGGTATACAACTCAGGATTTTCTTTAGCTCGTTTTATTAAAATTTTTGCAGCTTTTCTACTCTTCATATAGGTATTTATACGTTCTCTCATCTAATGAGAGTGATTATCCAATTCAATACTAACTCTCTCTATTTTGTTATAGTTAACATCTAACAAATTACGCAATTCCATGTTCTCTTGTTCACATTCAAATAATCTAAGAGAAAGTGAATTAATTTCATCTTCGCGTTCACATAATCTCTTATGCAAATCTTCAGTTGCGTCTTTTACCTCTATTAGTTGTGTTGTCTGTTCGTCAACAATTTCCTTTAGATTTTTATTAACTTCAAAAAGGTTGTTTATCAAATCTTGTAAATCCACCATTTGTTTGGTTGCTGGATTTTCGTACTTTCTGTATACGTAAGTCATAATGATACTTTGTAATGATTTATTTATGCGACCCTCTGGGCAAAAAAATTGGCGGAATTTTTTTTCCGCCTTTTTTGTAATTACTTCTTCTTTTTGGTTTGAGGTTTTTGAGAATACTTCCAAAGAGTTGGACTGATAGTACCTTCTCCAAAGTCAATTGACTTCAAGACACCTGGTCCGAAGTAATCATAATATAAATCGAAGATGTCAACTCGTTTACCTCTAATAAGGTCACGACAAGTAGTACCACCAAATTCATAGGTGACAATCACTGCATCAGAAGGTTGATTTTTATTTTTCAGTTTCTCAGGAGTACCATTCTCTAAAAGAATCTCACAAGAGTACTTCTTCTGAAGATTAATCTTCTCATCATTAGTCCACTTATCTGGGACTCTATCCCCAAGATCTTTCGGGGAAGGCTTCTTTGACTGTTTCGTAGGTGAGTTTGTACTTTTCTCCAAGTTTTCCATCCTTTGCTAAACAAACAACTTCTGCTTCATCCTCGTTTAAACCTTCAAGAAGTTGAATGAACAACATTTCTCTACGATTACGAGTTATTGTTGGATCTCCACCTTTGCAGAATTTGTAGAGACTACGATGCTCATGAATTAAACGTGTATGCTCAGTTCCTTTTGGAGCATCGTTGGGAGTATAAGGAACCTCCCCATCGGGAACTGCTGACTCAATGTTAGGGTCATAATTCCATACAAGAACAGCAATCAATCCTGGATTTGTGGATCGTTCCTGTAGTATTTCAATCTTTTTTGCTTTAGTTCTTTGTTTTGAAACCGCTTCTAGGATTTCAGAAACAAGAGCATCTTTAGGTAACTTTGTTTTTGTTTTTGTGGGCATAATTAATCATCTAATGGTTCAATGTCCTCGCTATTATCAAATTTAAATGCGATTAGTTGATCTGTTAATAGATTTCCATGTTCGTCGTACATCAGTTCAGGGTGCATTGAATATACTTCGTCTTCGGAAGACTCATTATTTTCATGGTAGGTAAACATGTATTCTCTTGCTATCCATCCTAGCATAGTTCCGACAGTTAATGCAATAATAGAAACGATGGAACCGATCGTAAGTGCTGCTACGGGATCTAACATTTGATACTCCTTGAACTTTTTACTCTTCTATCTTTGATATATTCAAAGAAACTTTGAAGTAAAACTTAATTTCTCTTCGGAGAAAAGAAACAGTTTTATCCAAGACTACTTTTAAAGTCTCTGGTTTTGGTTTTGGTTGTTCTTTTTTCTTACCTCCATTAAGTAACAGTTCAATACCTCTATTTATCTCGATGTCAGACAATGTTTCGTTCCTTTAAGAATTTGACAGTTTCACTACAACCACCGATGATTTGATCATCACCAAGGTCAGACGACATGGTCACTCTTGGGAAAGTAGAACCTTCACCGAACTTAGAATAAAAATCTTTTCGGTCAAAGTCAGTTCCCAATTTTAAGACATCATGTTGTAGTTCCGCTAATTGTAGCACCTTTTCTACTTTAGTGCAATAGGGACATCCATTTTTAGAATAAACTGTGAATTGCATAAAAAAAGAGGGTTGTTACACCCTCTAATTATATCACAAATAATTTATATCATCAACATTGCATGTTGAAGTTCTTTTGCGTGTTTGAGTTCATCCTCTGCTATCTCTGCTATTTTCTTGTCTTCTGGATGATATGAAAGATACTTGATGTAGGTTTCATATGCATGCTTTTCAATCTTCATGTTGATATCATAAGCGTTAAGAGGATCGAGAAGATAATACCCAACCATGATCCAATAATAAACCAGAACAAGATGCTTGGCAAAGAAACGGTCGATCCAATACTTATTTCCTTCCCTAAGTTCCATTTCTTCCAGATGTTCAGTTTCATTGAGTGCTTGATAAAAATGTTCTTTCATTAGGTATATGTGATCTTCTCCACGAAGTCCTAGTGATTCACGGAAATGTAACACACTGATAAATGAAAAGTATGGTGCTCTTGCTATGACTTCTAGTACCCAGAATCTCTGGAAGTCTCTACCTCTGTAGAGGAAGTCGAGGATGTAGATAGTAGTATCTAACACCCATGTATTAAATTTTTTCATACTAATATGGGATTAGACCACGCTAGTGGTATTAGAAATGCTGCTGTTCCGCAGATTAAACCAAAGATTACAAAGGTTGATGTGATAGGTAAGTCTTTCATTAATCCTCCAAGACACAGTATTCACAAGAAAGAGGAGTCGCCTTCATATCAGGCAAATCCTCCTTTGCTTGTTTTATTGCTTCGTATGCAGATTCTGCGTATTCACAAATTTCGTAACGATTGTTTTGTAGGTCGTGATAACCTATGACGTAATGGGACATGATAGTTTCAACTCCAGTACATTAGTATTTATTATAACATGGTAGGTATAAATACGCAGTTATGTGTGGACTCCCACACCTAGTCATGAAAAACTTAATGTTACTCTTGGTTCTAATATTGTAGGAGCATGATATGTTCCTTCAGGTATGAATAAAGAATCTCCAGGATTCAATATGTAATCTTTGTCTAATGTATATTTCATTCTTCCAATAGCCTGTACTATCAATACGTCATCAGTATCTTTATGTTTACCAAATGACTCAGCACCACCAGTGAATGAAATATATACATCCATCGCAGTATAATCATCTACTATTAGTGGACAATTTGATAATACTTCATCGTAAGCTTTTTGAAATGTATTAGGTCTGTAAGGACTACTAAGATAGTATGTGTCAAGCATTCTGACTGCTACATCATCACCTAATTGCAATTCATAATTTAATTTATCTATGGCATCTTCCCAAGTTATTTTAGGTGGGTTCTTGTATATCCTCATATGGCAGTCCTAAATTTTCTCTTCCATCAAATAATAGATCTTTATATTTTCCATCAGCATACACATAGTGAAAAAATATTTGATATTGTGAAATACCATTAAATTCATTTCTCCAATGTTTCAGATCATGTCCATGATAAATCATTGCATCACCTCTGTCAAGTTCTACACAGTTTGTTCTGCCTTCATAATCTTTTATACATATTGGCCAGAAATTATCATATTCTCCTCCAAGAGAAAGCGTTACTGATACCTCACATTCTGGTCTATCAAGATGCTCTTTTAAAATAGAATTTTTATAATAAATTCTTGCGTAACTATTTTGGGGAATGACTTTTTGATTTATTTTTTCTTCCACAATAGAAGAAGTCATTACCATGAGAGTATCAAATGCAGGATCTCCATATATGCAATGCGAATCTGGTGCTTGGTTATCTCCTTCGGTGCATTCCCCATTCTCTGCGATTACAGTAAAATATTTTTTAAGATAATCGGCAAAAGATGGTGTTATAAAATTTTTTACAACTTGATATCCATTTTTCACTTACATACCATTCCAAAAATTATCTTGAGGTGTCTGCATATTTCTTGATAGAACATATAAACCTATGTTACATAAGAACCAATACACATTAGTCATCCATGCTTGTCTGAAACAATACTTTCTATTGCTCTGTACAATGTAAAGGCTTCTGTCATTCTCTTTAATAGATGGTAGTTGTT